GACAACAGTGTAGACAGTAGTGTAGGCAATGGTGTAGACAACGGTGTAGACAGTAGTGTGACATTAAATAAACATAAACAGAAACATAAAAAGACTTCTAGTCGTAACCGCAAGAAACGCACTTACGACGAAAATTCCGATTACATGAAACTGGCCAAGTTTTTGCAAAAGCAGATCTTGATAAACAAACCTGACTTTAAGCAACCGGTTCTTCAAACGTGGGCTGATGATATGCGTAAACTGGTCGAGCTTGATAAGCGAGATAAGCATGACGTGGCTTTGGTAATCAAGTGGTGTCAGCAAGATTCGTTCTGGTCAACCAACATCTTGTCAGCATATAAGCTTCGTAAGCAGTTTGATCAGCTTTACTTGAAGATGCAGGCATCTAAAGGTTCTAGCCCTGAACCACTGGCTTCAAAACATGACGATCAGATCAAGAAAGCCAGACGAGAACGTGAAAAATTTGTGCTGTACAAGTATTCCGAAGTTGGTAATGACTTAGACAAAGCACTGCCAATGATTCAAGCAAAATATCCAGAAATTGATAGCAAGGATAAAGCGTTACGGATTCTTTATCCAGAACGATATATGACGGCAGGAGGTGTTGAAAATGGGTACTAACTTAAAAAATCCAGATATTGAACGCAGAGCAATGTGGTTCTTGATCAATCAGCCGCAAGTGTTGGAATCCAACACGGTTAACGAAAAATGGTTCAGCAACAACTCGTACAGAATCCTTTGCAGTTACATCAACCTGTGGGGAATGCGGTACACGAACGCTGACCAGATTGCGGCGGCTTTTGGCGATACGCCATTTGGCAAGAAACTCAATGTCCAAGGAATTTTCAAGTCAATCCAAAGCGTTGACATGCCAGAAGATCCGAAAGCTACGTTCAAGATTTTGAAGCAGGTTTATAACAGCCGGGAATTACAATCAGCCGCACAAAATGTCTTCAAGGATCCATCTGAGTTCAATTATCAGCATTTAAAAGAAGTTCATGACGAGGCTCAAAAGACTGATAACCAAAGTGATTTTAATAGCGTGAAGTTGGCTGATGAAGCCTTACAGGAGTTAGAGCATCCGAACACGTCATTTATCACCACTTATCCGGGACTGGATCGTTATCTTGGCGGTGGGTTGGTGCCAAACCAACTCATGGTCATTGGTGCCCGGCCATCGGTTGGAAAAACTGCCTTTGCTTTAAATTTGGCAGTCAATGCTATTTTACAAAGTGATGATTTGACGGTTGAAATATTCTCACTAGAGATGAGCAACCAACAGAACATGCACCGGATCTATGCAAATGTTTCGGGGATTCCACTGAACCTTTGGAAAAACCCAGCAGTCCGCATGAGTGACGGTCAAAAGAAAGCAGCGGTCAAAACGATCAAGCAAGTGGCTAACTTGAAACTTTGGTCAAACGATCAGATCACCACGATCAGTGACATTGCTAGTGTGATTACGCAACATGCTCAACGGTGTGGCTCCGGTCACTATTTGCCAATTGTGGATCATATCGGTTTAGTAGCTACGGATAATCCCCGTCAAGATACACGGGCAGCTCTTGAAGAAGTATCTAGGCGATTGAAGATCTTAACGCAGACGTTGAAGATTCCACTGATTGCACTCAGTCAGTTAAACCGTTCCGTTGAAACACGCAATAGCAATGAACCAAATTTGAGTGACCTGCGGGAAACTGGGGCGATTGAGCAAGATGCTAACGTGGTTGGATTCTTATGGCGTCCTAGTGGTGATCCAGACGATTCACAACTGAACTTATCGATTAAAAAGAATCGGGATGGTGAAACTGGGATGTTGCCATTTTACTTCAAGAAGGATTTGCAAAAGATTGCAGAGGTGAGTGGTCATGCCGAAGCCGTACATGAATAAACAAGAATCAAGGAAACCTTTCAGCAAAACGATCTGCATGTAACCCAAGCCGTGAAGATTCTGTTGAAGCAAGCGTCACTGTACGCAAAACGGATCAAAGTTTTTAAGGAATCTGATGAAAAACTAAATGCTGACAAAATCGCTGATTGCGAAGAACAGCGTGCTAAGTATATCTACAAAGCGATTGAAACGGCTACTAAAGAGAAACAGCAGCATTGGCGGTTCATCGAGGATCAGAACTACTACAACGACAAATTTAACGACAAGTACGGCGATATCGATTTCGCCACGAACTGGGATGACATTGAGCGGTTGGCTTTTATCTACCGCTTGGAATTACTAGAAAAGAATCAAAAAGAAAAAGGTGCGTTGGAAAACGTGGAATAGGGGTAATTGAAATGAAACGACCAAATGATATTTCGGACTTAGAAATTGCTAGGAATTGCAACATAAATGTCGAACAGGTTCGTAAGATGATTGTTGACGATCGGCAATGGGTTGAAAACCTTGGGCCGATTAAAAATCAGGGTGAAACATTTATGTTGAACAAAGTGCAAGCTATCATGGTCGATTGTGGCATCAAAATCATGAATGGTGAGTTTGAAGAGGTGATGGCAAATGCTAAATAGAGTTTGCCTAACTGGTCGGCTGACGAAAGATGTTGACTTGCGATACACACAAAGTGGAACGGCCGTTGGTTCGTTTACGCTGGCAGTTAACCGATTATTTACCAATCAGCAAGGGGAACATGAAGCTGACTTCATTAACTGTGTAATTTGGCGTAAGTCGGCTGAAAACTTTGCTAACTTTGCTCACAAGGGATCATTGGTTGGAATTGATGGCCGAATTCAGACCAGAAACTACGAAAGCCAGCAGGGTCAGAGAGTATATGTAACTGAAGTAGTAGTTGACAATTTTGCATTATTCGAACCACGTGGCAAAAGTAATAATTCAGATGATCAGCAAAGGGACAATGTTCCTCCACAGCGTAAGGGCAATGGTGGTCACAGCAATTCAGGTGATCCATTTGCTAATTCTGGTGATCCGATTGATATCACAGACGATGATTTGCCATTCTGATTTGGAGTTTATCCGAAAATTCGGGAAAACTCCGAAAACGTTGTTATATCAGTGATTCACAAAAATGTTAGTGACGAGGTGTTTAAATGTTTGGCAAGCTCAAAGCAATCAAGGGTGACGAGATAACAATCAAGCTCGATGATGAACTGAATATATATCGACTACAAAAGTTTGCCGCTCACAAGCAACCAACGATTGAGTTATCGATTGACGATGGTCGCCAGATCTCACCAGACCAGCGTAAGAAGATCTTTGCCATGCTACGGGATATGGCCGCATATACCGGCTATGACGTGCAGGACATGGAACAGTGGATGAAATACTTCTACTACGCCAAAACGGGTGCAGAGAGCTTCTCAATGAGTGATTGCAGTATGGATCAAGCAAATAAGTTCCTGACATTCATCTTAGACTTCTGTTTTGCCAATGATATTCCGTTTAAGACAAAAACGTGGGATCAGATCCCCACCGATTATCACTTGGCTGTCCAATGTTTAAGATACCGAAAATGTGTGATCTGTGGCCAGCCTCATAGCGACATTGATCATTTTACGCCGGTTGGTCGCCGAAATCGTGCATTGGTTGACCACCGAAAGCTGTATTTTGAATGCCTCTGCCGAAAGCATCACACGGAAAGACATCAATTAGGTGCTAAGAGCTTTATTGAGAAGTACCACATTAAGCCAGTTAGGTTGTCAGAAGATGACCTAATTAGCCTTAACATTATGACCAGAAAACGAATGAGTGAAATTGACGGGGAGATGTAATTATCAAATTAATCGGCATTAAGAGTCACAAAACATATGCCAAGGGGCCAACTAGGGCGGACTTATTACGCCAGCTTCAGCATGATTACCCATCTTTTCAGAAGCCTGCCAAGGTGACTGAAAAACAAGGCGCCCCTAATATTCCGATCTTGCCTGAAGAGATGATAATCATACGAATTGAGTCTAAGAAGGTTGTTAAGCACGAAACCGAATTGAGAACGGAACTACACAAGTATCGGAGCAATTAATGGAGGACTGAAAAATGTTTGAATACGAAGACGAAAACTTGCAAGGTGCAATTATGCTTAGCAAAGTTAATTATGTATCGAAAGGTACGGATAAAGATTACTTTGTTGTGGGATTCGCTGGCAACGAAAACAATTTTTTGTATGTGCCACTTGAGCAATATACCAAGTTCATGAACATGTTTAAGGCGTGGTCGATGAAACACTAAAGGAGGCAGATAAATGAGCAAAAAAGCGGAAGTGATTATTAACATGGTGCTTGCATTTCTTACCGCCATGATAGTTGCTGCGATTATCGGAAGCAATCACAGTATGCTCCTTATATATACGATGGCTATCT